CTGTGTGTTGGTTGAATATGTCCAGCCATTCATCCGCTGACAGTAGTGTAACGTGTGCGTTGCGTCCATCCGGCAGTCGTTTTCTTGCTGGGTCAAGGTCTATTATGTGTGCTTGATATTCAGTTGTTAGCGTGTTTATGTATTCAATGGTTGTGTCTAGATCTTCACGCTCTATGTGTTCAAACACGTCGGTTGAGTAGACCATTTCATATGTGCGTGTTGGCTTTGTGCTATACGGGGCGTATCCTGGGTCGTATCTGTCTATCTTGCACTGTATCTTTGATTCTAGGTAATCCGCGGTGCCACCCTTGCCACATCCATAATCAAGCACTGTTCTTGGTTGTAATCGCATGAGCACATCCCACATCCAAGGAAATTCTTTGCCCTTGCCTGAATTAGGAAATAGTTTATGCCAATCTTCGTAGTGCTTGCTCATTATATGCTCTTGTAAGTGTGAATGGCAACTGCTCCAAGGATCATGAACACTTTGCGTGTTCTACTAATGGCACTAGGTAGATATTCGGAACAGTGCCATCCACACAATTATTTACCTCTCGGTAATTTGTTAATTGTTAGTCTGAATCATGCCATGGATCTAGTTCACTATCATACTGTGAATATGTGTAACTGCCTGCATAATAACCTGAGTAATTGCCTGTATATGGTTTATAATTGCCTTCTGGCCGTGACTTATTCCATGTAGCAATCCATCCTAGTTTTCTGCTGTTTGGTGTGTCCATGGCATATGTTTTATGATCCTGTATGGTAACAGTCATAGCACGAGGATCAAAAGTCACAATACCCCTTTCAAACACACGGCCAGTGTCTTGTAGATATGTGGTTAATCGTTCACTGTTTACATCCATGTAACAAGTAGCGTAATCGTCACCAGGAGTATGCCATATATCGATATTTGTAATTAACATAGTCACTATTATACCACCTAAACAACCACTTGTCAACGATTTTATCGTTCAAACTAAAGTGGTTGTATAATATGATTTAGAGAACTAACTTCGTTAGTTCTAATTTCTTAATAGAAATAAGTGATCTAAAGATCACTTTTTATTTCTATCAACAAATTATTTTTTAACAAATATATAAAAAGAAATACACTTCGTTGAAGTCAGACGACGACATAATACAGTTTCTGGCACAAAAAAATATGCCTCACTGCACTATGTCGTTGTCCTATTCTCCAACAAAGTTCGCTTTCACTCACTTCGAGTCCCCATAAGGGGCGGCCAGTATCTCTACCAGCGGACGATTCCCTGTATCTTTACGTGAGAAGTTTGCCTATGTATAACTCACAACCCAATGGGTAGACACGACACCACTATAATTCCTACTTCCAAGGACTGTTGTAGGTAGCGGAGGACCCTGTAGTCGTCATCATATGATCCTCTTTTTTGTAAGGGTTCCGTAATGCCTTAATTTTTTGCCTTTGCTGTTGTTTCTTTTGTCTGCGTTCTAGTATGCCTGTTGCTATGTTCTCTAATTTGCGTAAATGCTTGCCTTTTAGCGGATATTCATGAAATACAACCATGCTCCAATAACTTGACCATGTATTGTGTTCTTTTTGGTTCCAATCGCCTTCAAATTCATTTCTATAGTGTAACAGCAAACTAACATCACGCCAGTTTTTGTGATCAAACAGAATTTTAGCATTGACGCCATATTTTTTCTTGGCCCAATACCCAATCAACTGTTCTTGTTCTATGTCTTTATAGTTTGCCATTCTAGTGCCTTCTACTTTTATTTAGTCATTATACTAAACAGTATAAGCAAAAAACGGCTGTGTGTCAAGAGGAAAAAAGTGGGGATTATACCAAATTAAGGAGTTAATTTAATTATGGATTGTTCAGCCTTGCAAACTAAAACAACTGGTATAATCCCCCGGGATTAAACTTTTATTAGACCAATGTCAGTAAGAATAATAAACGTTCTAAAATATTTATGAAGCCTTGCGTCTTTTTACCGTAGATACGGTTTTTTTGCAATTAGCACAACGTTGCACCCAAAGAATGCCTTTGTTGTAGTTGCTGTTTAAGTGATGGCTTGGTAAAAAGCGTTGATAGGTAAAATTATCGCCTTTACAGAATTGACATTCTTCTATATTGAAAAGTTGCTGGTGTTCTAGTTCGTAACTTTTAGGGTCTAGCATTAGATAGCGAGCATAACTCATTACAGCATCAACGCTAGTGCTACAATAACGCCAATCAATTGAACAAACACAACACCAACACCCCATTTGAACATACGGTGTATGCCATTCATGTCGTCTTGCATGTGTGCTAGATGGTTGCTTACAATAATTTCTAATTTTTGTTCAACCAATGCTAGGCGTTTATCTAATTCTGCTATATCACTCATTATAATACGGTTCCAAGTTGAACAGCACGCCAATCATTGCCATCATACACAGCAATACAACCAACGCCCGCACTGTCATCGCCGCCATCTGAACAGTATGCAACATCACCTGTTGCTTGATCCGTTCTTGCGTTTAACTGTGCCGCTGTTTGTGGTTTAAGATTGAGAATTTCTTCAAGCAACACCTTGCCAGTTGCTGGATCCAGTGTTAGACTGTTGCCTGAACTTGAATTGATTTCATTTGGGAGGTAAACGGCATTTATAAGACTGCTGGCATCGAGAGGTGCTACGCCATTTGCAGTTGCTCTGCCATTGATTACTGCTTTTAGTTCATCAAAAGCGTTTTTGATATCTGGTCTTGCCGCGGCAGGATTATCCGTGCCACTGTCTAGATTGGTTGTAATTACGTTACTTGCTGTTCCCCATCCCATGTTTTAGTCCTCTCTTGTTACTATTTAATGTCATACTGCATATTCTGTATAAAAACGCTTGTATGACGCTTATTTTGCGTTTAAGACACCATTATGCACTGCTGTCTATACTTAAATTGTCTATCATATGCAATGTTCTGCCCGCTTCACTGCTGGTTAGTTTACTGAAAAATATTTTGGTTCCTATAGCACCTGCACCTTGTGCTGTGTAAGAGTAATCTACGCCTGCACTGTCACTTGTATCTGTTATATTAATTGTAACTGTATGACTGCCTGTGCCGCCATCTGTTGAATAACGATGTGCAACTATGGTATATTCTGTGTCAAAATCTTGTGGCACACTTATATTCACTACTGTTGTGCCTGTTGCAACATTAAATCCAATATAAGCAAAATCACCAGTCATGTTAAGGTTATAAGTGCCTGCACTAGTAATTGTGCCTAGGTCTTGTCTTGTGCCATAACTGCTTCTAGCACCTGAATTACCTGCAATAAATTTTGTGCCATTCCAAACCAATGTTTGATTTGTAATAATACCTGTTGTATCAATTGTGTCAATAACGGTATTGATAGCATCAATTGCAGTTTTTAGTTCTGCTCTGCTTTCACTGATCTTGTCATTATCAGCATCAAAAAAAGTCGCATCTGGTTTAGTTGGTGGATAACTCATTATGTCTCCCTAATGTTGCCGTTTGCGTCACTTTCAATAGTAGGTAAACCTTCTATTATTGCGTCAAACACGCACTCTATTGTTGTTTTTCCGTAGGTATTTAAATCACGTATCACAAGTGTAATTGGAGCCGTGGATTTGTCAATTGTAATATGAGGCAATGAAAGTGCTCCAGTAGTTACATAACCGCTTGCCACATACCCTGTTGCTACATAGGTATCTTGTGTAGCATGTGGCGTTACTACCGCTGTTTTCACACCTGCTAGGTCCGCTACTTCTAGTTCTCTAGCACCTAAACTGCCTCCCAGTGTGCTTGAATCAATTGAATCTTTTGTAATTTGTGTAAGTCTTGCACTTAGATCGGTTCTTAGTGAACTAATGGATGGTATAGGTCCTATACCACTGCTGTCGCTATAATCAACACTTACAGCAAATTGAAAATAGCGAGCGTTTATGCTTGAAATACTAGAATTTGGGTCAACACTTACACTGCTAGGTGAATCAATGCTACCACCTGAACTATCAACTGTGTCACCATAATAGATAGTGGTTGTAACAGGATGATTTGCTGATATTTCTACAAGTGGATTTAATAATTCTTTTCTACCAAAGTCAACAAGGCCCGTTGTAAATGTAAGTGGAAGGTTTGGTGTGTAAGTCCAACTGTCATAGGTATCCCAACCATTGGTCAAACTAGCCCAAGTTTCTGTGCTTTTTGCTTGGTATCTACCTTCTGCGAAATAACCGTTACCTGCCACCTTACGCTCCTAAATTATGGTTCGTTTGAACACTGTTTGTTGTTGCTTTTGTGCGTAAACTACCAAATATTTCTGTCTTGTTTTGAAACAGGTAACTTAGGTAAGCACTAATAGTTCTACCTGTAGTTGTTTGTCCTGTTTCTGCATCAAAATATGTGTAGTCTTGTCCTAAGTCGCCACCATCATCAATTTCATTTTCTTGTCCATTAGTATACTGCTGGACCCATTTAACTTTGAATGTCACTGCTTGTGGTGTGCCTGCTGGTATACCCGTAGCATAACTGAATGGCACTTTTGTATCATTAACAAATGTTGATACCCCCACGCCTCTACCAACTTGTGTAATCAAACCCATGTCAGTGCCGTCTTGTGCATAAGCATAGATTCTACACTGTGTAATAGTTGTGTATGTTGGAAAGTTCAACAGTATTTTTATTTCTGTTGCCGGTCCGTAAATGTAGTTTGATACATTTCTAGCAAATATAAAATCATTTTCAATAATTGAATTGCCTTCAATATAATCGCCTAAACTTAGACTGTTTATAATATTGTGTGTTGCTGGATATGCTTCTTCACTGGCAAAACACAATCCGTGATTGGGCGATATTTTAAAGAATAAATCTTGGTTTTTGTTTGTGTAACCTTTTTGTGTTGCGTATGTGTAGATAGTGTCTTCAAATGCACCTGACTCTGCACTGTTAAATTCTGCTTCATAGTTGTCTATGTCATCAATAAACTCAATAACTTCTGTTATGGTTCTGTCAATCACAGGCGGTAATGGATTTGTTTCTACTATATTGCCAGCACTATCAAAATCAGGATCATTAGGTGGCACAATACCAATTGGTGGATTAGCAATTACACGCTGTCTTGGACGAAGACTAAGTTCGTCTGGCAAAAACAGGGCAGGTGGTATTTCTACTTGTTCACTATCTGTAAATGGGTAAATTGTAGCATCATGTTCAACAGCACTGATTGCCACACTTAGATCTAAATTTAATTTTATGTCAACCACTCTAAAGGTGTCATTGTTTAAATTTAACACAGTGTCTGTTACACGAATAATATCTCCAACTTCAACATTAATCAATTCTTGTGTTGCTTTGAACTGTATTGTTCTTTGCTTTCTTGATTTTTTATAGATAAGCAATGCCAGATCCTGTGCTATGCTTTTGTTTGTAAGCGACGGAAAATTAAATTCACGTCTTAGTAATTCATTGTTATCAGCGGCTTGGTCGCCATTAACACTGTAAAATACCTGTTGATTTGTAAAGTTTTGATCCGGGTCAACATAGTTTACAATTACTTCATTGTATTTGGTGTTTTTACGTTCACCATCAAGTGTAATACCACCAATTACATAATCTTTTGTTACATCAAATGCTACATCTACTGTGGTGCTTGTAATGTCTGTTGCATTGCCACCATCTTCTACTTTTAATTTGTATCTGCCTTGTGTGTATGGCATAATGCCTCTACAACCGCCAACCAATCCTTTTACGTTGTCAAACAGTTTTGCGTTTGTGTCAATAACCATATTCATAGTCATTGCTCTACCCGCTTGTCCTGTGTAATAGGTTACTGTTTGTTCAAACTTGTTTGCCGCAATCTTAAAACTTTCTGCATCTATTTCTTCAATGTCTAATCCACAGCCGTAGCGTGGATTTAACATATAATCCAACAAACAATTGGCTGGATTAAAATTGTATGCTTTAGGTAAACTAGCATAATCCGCTGACAGTGTTTTACCACTGCCATGATTTCTTACATCATATATTTTCTTACCTAAAACATCAAATTGAACTTTGGGAATACCACCACCAAATGGATTGTTGTTGGCATCTTCTTGTGTCTTAATTTCTTTCCATTCAAAACGCAACACCGCATAAGCAACACCCGGAAGTGTTCTTTTTTTGCTTTTCCAATTTGGTGCTTCGTTTGCCAACGAACTTTGGTCTTGTAATTCACTGCCATTAAACACTTGAACTTGTATTCTATTAGCGAATCTTCCTTCTGTAATATTGTATAATCCGCCTGTGGCATATACATCATCTGGTAAAGGCAGTTCAACATCCTCTACTAATATTCTTTTTACACCATGAATATCACCCTCACTAATTGCGTATACCGCATATAGGTATTTGTTTGTATCGCCGTTTGTTTCAATATAGATTACATTGCCACCCACACGTCTAAAACCATACACAACAGGTATGGCGACATTGGTGCCACTCTTAGTGATTGTAACGCCCCTTGCTTCTTGCTCTGGATTTTGTGGTCCTGTTGGAACATCAAAGGCGCCCATTGGATTGAACACAAATCCAACAATATCACCAACAAATTGAATTACTGTTTCTACAACATCAACAATAATTTCAACTACGTCTTCAATAATATCTGTAATTGTGTCTACTACGCCGCCCATTTACCATCCTCGAGGTTATACACATAATTGTCACCTGTGTAATTACATTGTTTGTGTTCATAAAATTTACTTGCCCTATCTACATAACTTTCAGCAACAGTAAAGTCTTGATTGAATAGGCTTACACCTATCTCCATAAATTTACAACCTTGCTCTTTTGAAAACTGAGCACACGCTTGAAACAGTGCGTCTGCTTTGTATGGATTACGCACACTTGGATGAACAAAGAAATAGTGAACAATTGAATATGCTGTTGGATTCCAAACTTTTGTTGTAACGCCTATAAGTGCATAACCAACAAGTGTGCTACCTTCTTCTACCACAAACAATTTGTGTGTTGGTTTGATTAAAACATTTTTTACAGTCTTTGTAAAATATACATCATCCACAGGTAAAACACTTTCTATACCTGCTTCACGTATTTGTTCACGTGCTAGACTTAGCACTTGATTCATATCGCTTGGTTGAAATAGTCTTACCATTATTTTTTACCCCATCTTACATCATTAAGTGTTTCATGTGAGTATTCCATGCTAAAATCAGTTGGATGTTCTCTTTGAAAATTTGTAGTGTTTGTTCTACGACAATTTACTTTTTCAAAATTTGTAAATTGGCTGTCTACTTGTAGTGTTAGTGTTGCTGTGTCTCTAGCATCAGCAATTTTATAACCTACCAATTTGCCTTTAAAAATTAAAAGTGGTCCATCTCCTGCACTGTCATAAATTAAATCATCTGTTGCTTGATTCCAAAAAACTCTATGTATAGATACCTTTTGATTAATTTGTTCGCTTTTAGCAAAGGTTTGAATGTTGGTTAAGTTTAAGGCACTAAGTGTTAAACTTATACTGCTAACACGCAATTCTGAATTTTCTTGTGCTTGACTAATTGCTAAAAAATTACCCTGTGCTGAATAAACATTAGCACCTGTATCAGGTGCTGTATCAGTATCATAAGAAATGTCAAAAGGAGCATCCGTATAGTAAACAGCATTTTTACCACCAATTGGTGTGCTTACACCTATTTCTATCAATAGGTAACTGACAATGGCATCTCTTGCCAAAAATGTCTGTGTTACATTGGATAACTGTCTTGCCATTAGATAACA